GGTTTCGCTGAGGATGCCTGCTACATCATTGGCAATCAGCTGCTTTGAGACAGCTTTCAAAGAGCAGCAACTGTGTTTGGTCAGCACTTATGAGTTTGACACTCGATTAGGTGTCGATGACGTGCCGTCTAGTCAGACCTTGATTGCGGAATTTTTGGGCTATATCAGTTCGATGAATGGGTCGTTTACAGAGCTTATAGTTGAACTAGGCTCAACCTTGGCCCCCATTGGGGCGCAAATTCCGTCTAGGACGGCTACAAACAGTTTGGTAGGGGTTCCGATACTGCTATGAGCATCCGCGTTTCAGATCCTCTGTTCTTGCTGTCGGCACAGACTGGCCTAAGTGCTGGGGAGCTTAAGGCGGAAGCTGCTCAGGCTACCCCTGACGTAAATAAGCCACTTGAGGCGCTAAAGACCGGCGAACCAATACCGATTCTGTTTGGACGATTCAGAAACGGATCAGGCGGCCTTATGGTCCAGCCAAAAGTAACAGAGGGTTACTTCGCTAACCCCATTGTTGAAGAAGAATATGACTTCGGCTCAAGCACCGCTCTCGACGTTTTTCAGTCATTTAAGATTAAATATCTTTTTGTGCTAAGCGAAGGTGACTTAGAGCAGGTGCAAGTTAGGGATGTGTTTTTTGGAAGCTGCAGAGTTGGAACGTTTAATCAAAAGTACAACGGCAGAGCAGGAACCTGGAATCCCGGCAATGATATTGATGAGCACTTTGACACTATTATTCTTGAGCCAACAAACGGAGTTTTCTACTTTAATGTTTATAGTTTGGCAACTGGAGAGTCTGCAAGACTTGGTAATACTATTTGGTATAAGGCTACATACGGGTTGTATCAACAGCCGTACGTTGAAAGCGATTTTCCGACTTTTTGCGGCACATCGGGTACATACAGCGGCCTAACGACTTTTAGTTTCGAGCATCAAATAACAGCGAGTGCAACCGCCAACGTAAATAAAAGCCTCAGCATTTTTATTAGAAACGGCTTAAAAGTTACGCGATTAGTAGACAGCGTTACAGGTGAATCTGATAATTACGTTGATTTGGTCAAGTATCTATTTCAGACAAACAATCGTTTGGCTGATGATCTTATCGACACTTCTGCGCTAACTACTGCCGCAAACTTTACCGACACCAACAGTTTCTTATTCAATGGAGCGGTTAAAGAAAGCCAGAACCTGCTGGATTGGATGCAAGAAACTTCTTTTAATTTTTTACTCCGAATCACCAATACACACGGCAAATTTGGGTTGCAGCCACGACTGCCTTACAACACAGACTACACAATTAAGACAACTCAAGTGACGCCTGAGTTTACATTTACAGAGGAGCATATTGTTTATGGCGGCTTTGAAATTGAATACATCAGCCTGGAGGACAGGCAACCGGTTTGCTTTGTCATGCACTGGCGACAGCAACCCGAAGCCGAGTTTGGCCTGGTGCGTACTGCTGAGGTTAGATATACAGACGAAGCCACAGACGGCCCATTCATAGACATTGATATGAGTGGTTACTGCACGAATGAAAACCATGCAGTGAAAGTAGGAGCGTTTCGACTAGCTCAACGCAAATATGTTACGCACCATCTGCGTTTGACTGTGCGTGAGCGCAGCTACAACAGCACTCTCACGGTGGGGGATTTGGTGCGTGTGCGTTTACAGCGCGAAACAAACGAAGGCGACATTGAGTACCATGACAAGCTTTACGAGATCAACAGGATTGAGAAAACATTTTCAAGCACTATTGTCTATGACTTAACTCATTTCCCGATTGATTCTCAGGGCCGTAGCATTCTTGCGCTTGAGGTTGCTAACGCAAGCGGTTCTGGCAACACGATTGATGTAGGCGAAAGTGATTTCGATTGTGACGTAAACAGTTCTACCGATACCAGCGATGTCGGAAGCAGCTCAGGGGGCGGAGGAACTCCCCCAGGTTCAGGGGATACTAATACTAATTTGACAGACGGCGGTTATGACGACAGCCCATACCCAGACGGTGAAGACAACCCTGATGATCCGCTGGATGGGGATCTTACTCCGCAGATTGGTGGCTATACAGGCACACCAACAGCTGGTGATACGTTGACGTTTGACCCAGGTTGCGAAGGGTTCTTCGTGACGTGGTACGCCATTGACATCAACACAAACGAAGTGACTGTGCTTGGTACAGGTTTTGGAGCCTCATTGAATGTTCAGGCTGCATTGCAGCAACAAGGTGTGACGGTCTATGCAGAAGGCAGGTGCCCTGATCCAAGCTCGCCTGACGGACTTGGACCTATCGTGGTATCCAATCAACTAGACCTATTCGATGAAATCGTTGATTGCCCTGGTGGCAGTGATTCTGGCGGACAAGGTACGTTCACTAAAGTCTTTAATGTCGGAAGCGCGTATCCTGCAACGTTCAGTTTCTCTTATCAGGCCTACACCATCCAAGACCGGTTTATTATCTCGGGCGCGGCGAGCTACGATTCAGGCAGTGTCAGTGGTTCACGAACACTTAACATCGCAAAAACAAGCGAAGGTCAATTCATTACCGTTACTGTTGAAGCGCCACTCTCAGGCACGGCTTGGAACTATTCAGTCGGTTGCGCTAGTTGATCATGGCTGACTTTCCTTCGCTCAATCCTCAAAGCAGAACCTACACCCCTGGTTCGTATGCCGTTTTACGTACCAATACGCTATCCGGCGATGAAATATCAGTCCGTCGTAATAACGCTGCTGTTGACTACCGCTTGCGGCTTACCTTCATAAGCGGGTCGGTTACAGATCAAAATACAGTTTTTTCGCACTACGCAGTTCACAACCGCTTCCAGCCTTTCGACTTACCAAGTTCAGTTTTATCTGGTTCGGATCTGACTTTTCCAACTAATTATCAGTGGATTTACGCCGGACCTCCTCAGGTTTCGTACGACCCAGGAGTGGTTACGGTATCGGTAGAGCTACAGCTTGTAGCCCCCTACGACGTTTGACATGACCACCTTCCCCTCTTTAATCCCAAATGCGATCTCATTGAATCATGGATCGCCGCAGCTTAGTGAGTACCAAGCTTTTGGCATTGGACCTATACGATTTAGACATAACGATTACGTCAACGGTCAAGAATTTCAGCTTGTGTATCAGGCTTTAGATCAAACTTCCATAGAGTTATTACGAGACCACTACATAGTTAATAGTGGAACGGCAGGAAGATTTGAGGTCCCAACTTCAATTCTTGTTGGCCTAAACACGGTAGACGCTTCTAGTAAGTACAGATATACAGAGACACCAACCGAGGAGCATATCGGCCTCCAGCGTTACAACGTAACTATTTCGCTTAAAGCTATTGAAGGACTACTGCTTCAGTTTATTTTGAATGGCGGCCCAGCCACCCTTCCCGCAGAGGAAGCCTTCGACGAGTACGTGTTTACTGGTACGGCTCCCTTTACTTTGAACGGGTCTACAGAGAGTCTGGCTACACTCATCTTGAATGCTAGTTAAGGCGTATCGTGGCTGCAACTGAAGTCAAAGTTCGGATGCAGCAGCGGCGTGATACCGCTGCAGGTTGGACATCCGCTAATCCGACATTGCTTAGCGGTGAACTTGGTTTCGAGACAGACACTAAAAAGGCCAAGTTAGGGGATGGGACGACGGCCTGGAACTCGCTGGCCTATTACCCAGGCTTTTCAATTTCTGCTTACCCGCTGGCAGCGGGCGATATTGGTAGCAGCGCGGTTACAACTGCCAAAATTGCCGACGGCGCGGTCACTGAAGTCAAGATTGCAAATGACTCAATCACTTCAATCAAGCTCGCGGATACTGCTGTAACTGCTGGTTCATACACATCTGCAGACATCACAGTTGATGCTCAGGGTCGAATCACAGCAGCAGCTTCGGGCGCAGCCGGCTCTGTTACCAGCGTTGATGTTACTGGTGGGACTGGGCTAACATCTTCCGGCGGACCAGTCACTAGCAGTGGGACGATTACTGTTGATCTCGACAACACCGCAGTTACTGCCGGAAGCTACACAGCCGCTGATATTACCGTTGACGCTCAGGGCCGGATTACTGCGGCAGCCAACGGAGAAATCGGCACGGCTGAGATTGCAGATGGCTCAATCACCTCCGCCAAGCTCGACACAAACATCACCATTTCAGGTGATCTGACGGTCAACGGCACGACGACAACAATCAACAGCACGACGCTGACTGTTGATGACAAAAACATCGAGCTGGGCAGCGTTGCCACGCCAAGTGACACAACGGCTAATAATGGCGGCATCACACTAAAAGGGACAACTGATCACACGATTCTTTGGAAAGACAGCGGCAATCGCTGGCTCTTTAGCGAACACATAGACCTTGAATCAGGATTCCATTTCAAGATTGGGAACACAAAAGTCCTCGAAGCCACTGCGTTAGGCAGCGGTGTTGTCGCTTCAAGCCTGACAAGTGTTGGCACCATTGCCACAGGCGTGTGGAATGGCACGCCGATCGCGACTGCCTACATCGCAGACGATGCTGTTACCTATGCCAAAATTCAAGACGTTTCAGCGACTGACAAGATCTTGGGCCGCAGTACTGCTGGGGCTGGTGTCGTTGAGGAAATTTCCTGCACTTCTGCTGGCAGAGCGTTGCTTGATGATGCAGACGCATCAGCGCAGCGCACCACGTTGGGCCTTGCGATTGGAACAGACGTTCAGGCGTATGACGCCAACAACGCCGTAACCGATACGGCGCAAACATTTACAGCTGCTCAGCGTGGCACGATTTCAGCCATCAGCGTTGCGTCGGGCGACACTACAAAAACACTTGACTTTGCTACAGCAAACAATTTTGCCCTGACGCTCGCTAACACGGCGTCATGCACGCTGGCTAACCCTTCAAATCTCACAGCAGGGCAAAGTGGCTCAATCTTTGTCGTTCAGGATGCGACCGGCTCACGTTTGTTGACCTATGGGTCAAACTGGGATTTTATCGGCGGCACTGCGCCTACGCTATCGACTGCTGCATCATCAGTGGATCGGATTGATTACATCGTGCGGTCTACATCTTCAATCCACGCTGTCTTTACTGCTGCTTACTCATGAGCATTGTCTGGAACGAAGTCCTAGCTGGTGGGTCTGATCAGGCTGCTGCTGAATTTGTCATTGAGCGCAGCTTGCGTTTTAACAGTGCTGATAGTGCTTCGTTGTCACTTGGTTCTTATAGCGGCTCAGGCACATTTTCTTGTTGGGTTAAAAGGTGCAAACTAGGCTCTGCTCAAACAATTATCACCAATGTTGCTTTTGCTGCTGACGATACTCTGAACGGGTCAACTGCTGTTTTCAGAGATCCATCAGCCTGGATGCACATCGTGGTTTCTAGTGGAGGGACTTACGTCAACGGCACAAGTGTTGGCAGTGGTTCGGCTGTAACCCCTTCAGCCATAGGTTCTGGGTGCGACTTATATCTTGCTGAAGTTCATTTCATCGACGGTCAATCATCACTTGCTGCGTCTGACTTTGGTGAATACGATGACAATAATGTTTGGCAGCCTAAGGCATACTCTGGAACGTATGGCACGAATGGTTTTCACTTAGATTTCAGCGACAACACAAGTACAACAACAATCGCGGAAGATAGCAGCGGAAATAACAACGATTGGACCGCCAACAACATCAGCGTTACGTCTTTCAACTCTGGTGCTGGCAATGACAGCATGATCGACACGCCGATGAATTATGCAGCAGACTCAGGCAACAACGGAGGCAACTATTGCACACTAAACCCGCTCGATTTACGTAACGGCGGAACGCTTTCTAACGGAAACTTACTTGCCTCCTTGACAGGGGCAAGTAGTAGTGCTAACAGGGATTTAGCCTTAGGGACTTTTGCTGCCTCAACAGGCAAGTGGTATTTCGAAGTTACCATTGATTCTTTCTCTGATACAAGCAGAGTTGATAGAACGCGAATTGGCATTGCCGACCCGGAAGAGCTGGTAAAC